GGAGTGGATGGAGCAGTCGAAGCGTGACTGCCCAGCAGGTAAGATCCCAGCGGTGTTCTTCCGCCGTAATGGCCGTAAGGAATGGCTTGTTATTTTAACCGCCGACAGCGTGTGCGAATTGGCTAGACAACTCGCCCCTGCCAATGTCACTATTGAATATGCGCCCAATCAACCAACACACACCACAGTCGCGAAAGGATTCTATGTACAAGAACAATCTGATCTCTCAACTATTAACCCCAACAAATAAGAATCTGTTTTCAGTCCTAGTCCAACTTACACCTGACACAAAAACCAAAACCAAAAAAAGAAAGGTACGAAACAAATGAGCCTAACACTAAGTGAATCGGCAAAAGCAACGGAACGTCAACTGCCTGAAGCAGGAACGACGATGGGAGTCTTGGTCCAATTGATTGACCTTGGCTGCCAGAAAACCAATTGGGATGGCGAGGAGAAGTGGTCACCTAAAGTGCGACTAACCTTCGAATTGCCTGACCAGGTTATCGATGGAGAGGTGGTGGAGAACGGCAAGACCACAAAGGTTACCAAGCCTATGATGGTCAGTCTTGAGTTGACTCGTTCGCTAGGTGAGCGTGCGACACTTCGCAAACAACTTGAGTCCTGGCGCGGTGCAGCTTTCACATCGAAAGAGCTGGCCTCGTTCAGTCTCAAGAATCTGCTTGGCAAAGCAGCCCTGCTTACCCTGATGCACAAAACCTCGCAGGCAGGCAGGCAGTACTGCGCCATCAATGCGATCAGCAAGTTACCTAAAGGCATGACTGCTCCCAAGGAGTCGGTCAGCTCGCAGGTATTCTACGAGATTGAGAATGGTCAGAACGAAGTCTTCGCTGCTCTTCCAGAGTGGCTACAGGACAAGGTCCGCGCCAGCAAGGAATTCTCGATGGCAACAGGGAAACCTACTGCCAGCAAAGCTGAACTTGACGCAGACGGCAACCAAGTTCCGTTCTAAATTGTATGGCACTTACTATTACCAGTAAGGAGCCATCGACAGCTAGACTTGTTCAAACCGAGTCTAGCGGTCATTGGTACAAAGAAAATGGAGAATCCGCACACGTTGTAATTGGGAAGAACGGCAACGAGCGGAATACAACTGTGGCCGATGCCAGGAAGATGGGTTTGTACCCTAGCGTCACATCGATTTTGTCTATTTTGGATAAGCCCCAATTGACCAACTGGAAAATTGAACAAAGTATCATGGCATCGCTTACCTTGCCAAAGGAGGAAAATGAAACGCTCGAAGATTACGCTCGAAGAGTGGTTAAGGACTCTAAAGAGTCAACATCGAAAGCAGCTGAGCATGGCACGCGAATGCACGAACAGGCCGAGAATATCCTCATGGGACGCGCTGTGTGTAAAGATGAAGATCTCCAGCCCTACATCGCGACCTTCAAGAAGTGGGCGGACGAAAACGTAGAGAAGACCTACTGGTGCGAGAAGGCTCTGGTTGGCGCAGGGTACGCTGGTCGTTGTGACGCATATGTGAAGCTGAAGGGAATTGGTGACGCGATCATTGATCTGAAAAACCGCAAGGTGAATCCCAAATACTCGCCGTTCTATGAAACTTCGGACTGTCCGCAGTTGTGGGCCTATAGGACCGCGAGCGAGAATCCTCAGGCAGCGTGCGTATCCATAGTGCTTGCTTCGAATGATTCGAGCAAGCTGATGACAAGGGTGTGGGAAGATGACGAGCTGTACCAGGCTGGGATCGCGTTCAATGCGCTCTTGAGGGTATGGGCTTGGGTAAAAGGTTATACCCCTCCTGGGATGAAATTATGATCGACCCAGCAGATGTCTTATGGTTAGAAGGATTACTCGATCAATTCTATAGGAGGCTTGCAAAATGACTGCACCAACAATTCAGGACATGGGTAACGCTGCGCAGGAGATAGTCTGGCGCGTGATGGGTAAGGGATCGGATAAGTCTGGTTATGGCGATTGGCTGGAGAAGGATCGGCCTACCCACGATTACCATATCGCCAGAGCCGTTCGTCACCTAGCCACGGCACAGATGCAGCTCCACAAGTCAATGCCTTGCCCTGATAATAATGGTGAAACAAGCGTTGACCATTTGGAGCGCGCTCTGGTAAGATCCTTGTTCGTATTAGCACAAATTAAAAAGGAGGTCCCAAGACTATGAGATGGATTAAGAAAGAATTAGACGAGGAAGGCAAACAGCAATGGTCTGTTTATATCGATGAGAATGGATTTGGGAGAGAAGAAGATTTGATTGGATACGAGAGCTTCAACACAAGAGAAGAGGCAATCGAGTCTTGCAAGAATATCACCTGGGAAGACTACGACTGTAGTGATCGCTAGGTCATGTTAAGAACAGCTCTTGTTGCGCTGCTAGTCACCACATCGTCGGTCATGACTGCGAATGTCATGGTCGATGTGCAGCCACCTAAGAAGAAGATCAAGGTGCGCGTTACTGGATACTGGCCAGGGGAGGATTACTACACCAGCAGATTGCAGAGTAGCGAGGGTGTGCGCCTAAAGGCTGGACGGCATTGCGCCACGGATCACAGGGTCATACCAGCATGGAGCAAGGTCAATATAGTTGGATCTAAACAGGAGTGGGTTGTGGTGGACACAGGCACAGCGGTCATTCAGAGGAAGGCGAGTGGGTCAAGTAAATTACCTGTTTTGGATTTGTTTTTTAAATGTGAAAAAGATTACGAAAAAGCTCGACTGCCCAAATACGCAGTAGTAGAAATTTCGAAATGACAATCCTATCGAAAATATTCTATTACCTGGGAGACTTCGTAAGCATCACGCTGCTGCCACTTGGAGTGGGCTGGAAGCTTTACCAAAAGCTAATGCTTATATCGGTGGACTTGGACAAAAACTTTGACGTGTGGAAAGAAGCCAAACCAAGGAAGAAAAGAAAGGCAAAAAAGAAATGAAGCTAGGAAAAATAACATTTGGAAAATCAAAACCAGCACCAAAGATGGTTCTTGTGGACATAACTTTTGACGATAAAACTGGAAATGAATTATTTAAGGCAGGCTTAAAGCTTTTGAAGGCTGACAGAGATGCCGTCATTGAGTATGTCATCAAGAGGGCATTGTCATATTCTGTAAAAAAATGAAGCGCGCATTAGTCACTCAGGCATTTGGAGACGATTGGCAAAAGATTTTAAGCATCACTCAGCCCAGGATGGAAGCGTACGCAAAGAAGTACGCGATTGACTTCATGGCAATTGATAAGCCAGTTACGCAGCCAGTTCAATACTCGAAGCTGGCAATTGGAAACATTATGCTGGCCAGAGGCTACGAGCAGGTCATGTTCCTGGACGCTGACGTTCTGGTGGCAAACGACTGCGAGGATCTTGGTGCGCCTGACTCTGAGGGCAGTCAGCACTTCTTCTGCGCCTTTGACGAGGGGGAGTTTCTGGATAGGAAGCAGGGTATGGTTGACCTTGCGAAAGGATTTGGCGGAAAGATCACGCCGAGGTTCTACGTCAATACTGGCGTATTCGTAGTGAGCAATAAATTCCTTGGTCTATTCTCATGCCCTCCGTTTGGTTGTTACCCCAACCATTTTGGTGAACAAACCTGGATGAACATTCAAGCGCACTTGTGGGGCATGGAGCTGACTCCGCTCGACCCAGCTTACAACTGCATGACCAGCGTCGAGTCTCATTTTGGATTGGATAGGTACAAGGATGCCTACATTATTCACTACGCTGGACAATCGAATGATCTGGTTAAGTTAGCTGGCCAGATCAAAGAAGACGATGCCAAGCTGAAAGAAGCTGGTCGATGACCTTCGTCAAGGTGGTCGAGGAGGCTGGAGCATGGAGGATTCATACCCTAGCAGGCAATGTGATAGGACCGCGCCTACATGGTGCTAGGCCACCAGAAGGATTGCCACCCTTGCAGGATATCTTTGAAACGAAGAGCGAGGCGCAGGCTGCTGCGATGCTTTGGAATACTTACGCACATTGGGTAGCAGCCAATCGCAAGAAGAAGCGTCGATGATCTCCACACAGCTAACTAAGGGCGATTATGACGAGAGGTTGCAACAGCTTGCTGGCGAGGTTGCCATCCAGGCGATCAAGGATCTTCGCATGCTGCGCAGGAGGGGGATTGTGTGTGGTATGAAGCTTGCGCCAGATTGGAAGGATAAGATGATCAATGATGCCTGGGAGTATAGGAACACGGCAGAAGTGAAGCGACTGCTGAAGGATTTTAGGAATGGAACGATTGGGTGGTGGTGCAGGGCTGCTGGGATTAGGATCGGCAATAAGACTCTCCTTCGAAGGATGATGGAAGAGAACTATGCAATTTGTTAATTTTGTTTCGGACGTATTCATAGTTGTGGGTTGGATTGTATTGATCTTCTCAATAATCATTTCGATCCTGGCATTGAGCGCGTACATAGTATTACAAATAGTTGACATCATAAAGGAGGTTCTAAATGGAAGAAAATAAGTTTATTCAAAAGACGCTTACCGCATCCGTGGATCGGTACGTCCTAACGCCAAGCCAATGCGATATGATTCGAAACGATGCCGAGGTGATCGGTATGAAGCGCGCGACTGTGTTGAAGAAGAACGGAAAGACTAGGAATTCATTGGCGCGTACCTGCTCCTCCTGCTGGGTTCCGATGTCGCAGCATTACAAGTGGCTGTACGCGATTATGGGCGAACTCACAGCATCGATTAACAGCGAGTACTGGAGATTTGATATAACTGGAGCGCAGCAGTTCCAGATTCTAAGATACAATCCGCTCCAGCAGTTCTGGTGGCACTTCGACACGTTTACTGGAAGTGACCGCAAGCTTACGGCGGTGGTCAACCTATCCGCTCCACATGAGTACCTGGGCGGAGGTTTGCAGGTAAAGGCGGACATAGACAACGCAAGGTTTATCCGCGAGCAGGGTGCAGGTTGCTGGTTTCCGTCCTATATCGAGCACAGAGCGCGCGCTCCAATATGGGGAACACGCTGGGTGTTGGTAGCTTGGTATACTGGTCCTGCTTGGAGATGAGAGGTTCGAGCGGAATGCATGAGAGCGATGCGGACATCGCCAATGAGAAACGTATTGTAGAGGCGTTCGCCCAGCATTGTGGCAGCAAAGTTAAGTATATGCCAAAAGCATATCCATTCGATGCCATGTTACTAAAGGGATATAAGTACGCATTTGTTGATGCCAGGAAAACTAGCTATGAGATTGGCAGATTCCCAACGCGATGTTTATCGCTCCAGAAGTATATATCCCTAAAGTTATACGCTGCATTTGCACCTACGTTCTATGTGATCGAGTGGGCGGATGCCATTGGGTATTACGAGATTAAGGAGGACAGCAAGCTTCCCATATTCTACATGTCAAGGAACAGCGGTGACCCCAGGGATAATGAGCCATGCGTTGAGATTCCGATTGCTGACTTCAAAAGATTTTGATACAAACAATCTATGACACACACATCTAACTTGCTTCGCTAATGGCAACGCTTAACGAGAACATCCCTAGTTTCAAGGCTATGGTGAGGAAGTCATTCTTTACCAAGAACGAAGCGGACACAGAGTTCTACAACGTCTATGTATTCGCCTTACAGTCCTGCGCTGGTGCGATACTAACCTTCCACGTTATGACTGACTCTGGGATGCTGCGGAGTCGTGTACCTATATCTGATATATACATTCACGAACCAGAGGCCGACATCCCTTTTAACTACAAACAGCTTTGGGATTGCTTCTCCGAGAATGTGACTGTGACCGAGTACAGCTTCTTGGCCTATCATCGCGCACAGATCCTACTTAGGGATGCGACTAAAGTGTGGGGTACATACTTGTTTACTGTGGACTGGTTTAACAATCCGTACAGCGACGAACCCTCCGATTACAAATGCGGTCATGTGTTCGCTGGCGATGATGGGTACTTGCTGTGCATGCCCAATAACCGAATCTTCTGGCGCGACTCGAATTGGGTTACCAAGAAGTTGCCAGATAACCTAAAGCAGTTTCGAGTTGATACCGAACTGCCCAGCGTAGAGAATCAGAGTGACAAGTGGGTAACGGAGGATACAGATTCTTTTTACTATGATCTTCGCAAGGAGGAGACAGTATGAATGTAGAGGCCAAGAACAGATTGAAGTGGGCGCGCAATATGCTTGCCATCGCACGCAGCAAGCTTGTGGTGGAGAGGAATCGAGCCAGCCACGGCCACGCTATCGATATGATTCAAATCATAACGATGGTCGATGCAGCGAGCCTGGTGTGTAAAGAAGTAGTAGGAGGTGACGATGAAAACAAAGGATGAGCTGGCGATGCAGGTGAAGAAGGAGTGGGATGAGTCTGGCAACAGATGGAAGCTATCCCTATCGGCTGGCGGATTTACCAGCGAGATACATTGCTATGGAACTGCGGAGAATGAATATTTTAATTGCGTAAAGAACTTGGTTGATCAAGCATACCAGATGCAAAGCGTATGAAGTACCTATCTGTATGTTCTGGAATAGAGGCAGCGTCCAAGGCTTGGGAGCCTATCGGATGGGAGCCAGTTGCGTTTTCAGAAATAGAACCATTTCCGTCAGCGGTGCTGAAGCATCATTGGCCGAAAGTACCAAACCTAGGAGATATGAGTAAATATGAACAATGGAATATACAAAGCGGATCAGTTGACCTTTTGGTCGGAGGAACGCCCTGCCAATCCTTCTCAGTCGCAGGACTTAGGCAGGGACTCAAAGACCCAAGAGGCAACCTTATGCTTACATACCTTGCAATCGCTGAACGTCTCAAACCTCGATGGCTTGTCTGGGAAAATGTCCCTGGTGTCTTGTCATCTAACAGAGGAAAAGATTTTGGTTCCTTCCTCGGAGCGTTGGGGGAGCTGGGGTATGAGTGGGCATACCGAGTGCTGGACGCTCAATGGTTCGGAGTGGCCCAAAGACGCAGACGTGTGTTCGTTGTCGCACATCTTGGAAAAGGGAACCTTGCCGCAAAGGTTTTATTTGAGTCCGAAAGCGTGCGCAGGAATCCTGCGCCGAGCAGAGAAACGAGGCAAGGAGTTACCATCGCTATTGAAGCAGGCGTTGGAGGCGGTGATAAAATAGACGCATTCAGGATGCAGGCGTTTGGCGAATATTCGAACGATGGAACTGCATCATCAATGAAGGCTAGGGATTACAAGGATGCCACTGATTTGGTCACTATCCCAATCCACGACCAAGCGACACGACATTCTGGAAAGCACGGAGACAAGCAAGACGGCAAGGGCAATGGACTTGGGGTTGGCAAGCTAGGTGATCCTTGCCCCACCTTGACTAAGGGTGACAAGCACGCAATCGCTTTTCAAACTTCCGAGCTTCGACTTACAGGCAAACTGACCGAGAAATCTGTTTGCCCTACACTCAAAGCAAATACGAAGGCTGGTGATACCGAAGTTAAGGTTGTCCTCTACGAGAACCATCCCAACGACAGCCGAGTAACTGGCCCGCACGATGTCGCTCCTAGTTGCGTATCGCGATATGGAACTGGTGGTGGGAATGTGCCGTTGGTTCAGGAGGCGATTGCCTTTGAGCCTGGCATTGCAACGAGAGAAGGCAGCGAAAGCAGATTTGTTAAGGAACTATCTCCGACATTGCGGAAGGAGATGGGGGATAATCAAGTGGCGGTTAATGATAGTCGCATGGCAGTACGCAGGCTCACGCCTAGAGAATGTGAACGCCTCCAAGGCTTTAATGATGACCACACGATGATTCCTTGGCGTAATAAGCCAGCGGATCAATGCCCAGATGGGCCACGCTACAAGGCACTTGGAAACTCTATGGCTGTGCCGTGCATGGCTTGGATTGGGAAAAGAATTGACGCGGTTGAGAAATCTAAATAGAAAGGCAACACAATGAAACTATGGAAAAATAATTCACCAGCAGTCCACGTTGTGGACGATAATAAATTGTGGCCACGTTGTAGCTACATCCTACCTGACGAGCTGACCAACCCTCCGTTCAACGAGGCGATACCTGTTCCGCACAAGATTAAGCCCTACTACCCTGGGAGGTCCGAGGGTGGCTCGACTGCCGTATACCGAGCTGGCGCAATTGGTGACGCAATCATGGCCACAGCGATTGTGCGTTACCTTGTGGATACCTCTGGAGGCACAGTCGATATCTATTGTCCTGCTCGCAACATGGCGTTGTTTGCTGGCCTAGGTGCGAATGTATATCCGCTGCCACCTACCGAGGAAGCATGGGATTCATACTCAGCCCACGTTCCGCTCGACGATCTGTTCTCAGGTAAGGTTGGCAATACGGAACTAGGAACTGGACCAGGTTGTCACTACGATAGGATTTATAACTGGATGGGAGCGGAGGGGATTGTGGCGGACATCTCTGGCAAGGTTGGAGATGTTAAGCTTGTCGATCCTAAGTACAAGCGTCCGCACCTATACGTTGTCCAGCCTGACTACGAGGAGCTGAAGAAGATGGGACGCTTGCCATTGCCTAGCCCTTACTTTGTCTACCACGTTTCGTCCTCTGGTCCGACCCGCACCTATCCGCCTCAGTTGGGTAAGCTGGCTGTGCAGGCGTTGCTGGAAGAGTTCCCGCAACATCACGCTGTCATCATTGGCTTGGATCGCGCAATCGATTTTCATGTCGATCATCCGAGAGTTGTCGATCTATTCAACGCGACATCCAGCGTGCGCTCACTCTTCCCAATTGTGCATGATGCTGACTTTGTTGTCGCACCTGACAGCTCTGTCAACCATATGGCAGCAGGACTTGACACGGCTTGCGTGTCGCTATGGGGGTCATACGACCCAATGGATCGGTGCAAGTATTATCCAAAGTCCTATCCAGTATTCGCACCTGACGTTTGCCCTCACGCCCCTTGCAGGCCACATGGCGCGCTACCGCAATCCAAGTGTAAGGACGCAAGCAATAAGACCAAAGGCACGCAGTATTGGTGTAACGCTCTTCGCAACATAACCGCTGAGATGATTGTGGAGAACGCCAAGAAGGCGATGCAGCCAGAGAAGGTTTAAACAATCCCCGCATGGTGCGCAGGGAGATCCTGCGACTAGGCGTGTGTGTGCTGACATGAAACAAAGGGGATGTTTTTAAAGATTGTTGTTGCACTTTAAATTTTATTAGGAACAATGCCGAAATGATCACACCACAACAAAAAGCAGAATCGGTAGTCGGACCAGTAGAATGGCAATCGGAAAATCACGGCCTATGCCGTTGCCCAGGAGAGGCAGCGCACACCAGCAATACGAGAGTGAGGGACACAACTGTATTCGTTGACTCAGTCCCAACGATCTTCTGCTGGCACACAAGTTGCCAAGCATTCAGGAGTGAGGCGAACTATAAGCTGCGCAAACTAATTTTAAACGATCCGTTGTACAGACCGCTTGTTCCACCGATGTCAACCAACGGAACTAATCCGATGAAGCTGGTGATAGAACGCGATGCTGAGAGTGAGATAATCCAGCGAATCGCAGTCATTGCCCAATCCAACCGAGCAAGGTATTTGGCACATTATAATTGGGACCCATCCGATATGTTTGACCAATCGCCAGTAAGGGTTGGTGATGAGCCAAGCGATCAGTACAAAACATTTGTTTCGCTATTTCAACCCAACGACATCGTGTGGATCGGCGCGGTCAAGGATAGTGGCAATCATCCGCAAAACTTCCGCGCTGCTTCCGAGTGGTTGAAGTTGGACGAGCCAGTTGGGCAGTTCATTACTGGATCGGCATTCAAGGAGGGAACGATCAGCAGGTCGAATGATAATGTTGAGGTTCGCAGATTCTTGGTGGTGGAGAGTGACGAGCTGTCGAAGGCAGAGATCGGCGCGGTGTTCCAGCTTATGCGCGATCTATTCAAGATGAAGCTTTATGCGGTTGTGGACACGGCAGGAAAGAGTCTTCATGGTTGGTTTGATGCCATACCGAATCCTGAGTGGGAGAAGCAATTGAAAGCGTTCTTGGTTCCGATGGGGTGCGACCCCGCAACATTTAAACCGAGCCAACCAGTAAGGATGGCAGGAGCAATGAGGGATGAGAAAACACAGAGCCTACTTTGGTTCTGCAAGGAGGGAAAATAATATGATCGAGCCAGCCGTAGCATTAGGACTCAAGCCGTCGGTGGACCAATGGCCACCGATTAAAACGTATAGTGAATTGCTAACCGATAACATCAAAGAGCCAGATGTGCTTATCGAGGGGATATTGCACCAGGGGGGTAAGCTGCTCCTGGGTGGAGGGAGTAAGGCGTTCAAGAGCTGGAGTCTGATCGACCTCGCGCTGTCGCTGCACTCAGGCACTCCTTGGTGGGGTCAGAAGTGTACCAAGGCCAAGGTGCTGTTCATTAACTTTGAGATTCAGGAATGGTCATTCCGCTCGCGCCTCGCTGACGTAATCGCAGCCAAGGAGTTGAATGGGAAGGTGGATGACTTTGACGTATGGACGCTCAGAGGTTACGCAGCCGACTTGACATTGATCCGCCCAATCATCGAGAAGCATATCGAGGGGCGCGGTTATCAGGCGATTATCCTTGACCCTAACTATATGCTGATGGGTGACCGCGACGAGAATAGTGCTGGAGATATGGGTGGACTCATGAACGAATTCGAGTACTTGGCAACTCGTTATAACTTGTCAGTAATCCTATCCCATCACTTCTCCAAGGGTAACAAGTCCAGCGCAGAGGCGATTGATCGGTTTAGTGGCAGCGGTGTCTTTGCTCGCAATCCAGACTCGCTCGTAGTACTTACGGCACATGAGGAGGACGAGAAGACGTTCACCTGTGAGATGACCCTGCGTAACTTCCCACCTGTTGATCCATTCGTAGTGCAATGGAAGTACCCCATGTTTAGCGTCAACTATAACCTGAACCCTGATGAGCTTAAACAAACTGGCGGAAAGAAGAAGCTGGTGGGCGATGCAAGGCTTCTAAAGGAGATGGGTTCACGCGAGTTCACGGCCTGCGATCTGTTCCGATTTGTGCAGGAAAAGTTCCAAGTTTCGGAGTCAACCGCCAAAAGGCATGTGAAACGCATGACACAAGCTGGCAAGATGCTCAAGGAGAATGGGTTATATAGCGCGAATCAGTCGGTTTTCTGAAGTGTCAATTCGCGGTGTCAAAATGGGTTCTTCTACACTAGTGTCATTCCTATATATATAAAGAACCAGAACCCACGGAGGAACCAAGGGAAAGGGGGACTCCTTAGTCCGTCCCCCTTCCCCTTTCACCTGCGGTGTTCCGTAGTGAATCTTCAAAGCAGCGGGACCAGAAAAGAAATGACACGGCAGGGGTGGCATCACCGCCTCCACCGCCTTCACCGCCCCAACCTGCCAAGGCTTGGTGGTGGGTGGATGGGTGTGGTACAATGTGCGAATGAATAACTCAAAGCCAGGACTCTACGCCAATATCAACGCCAGACGTAAGGCTGGCATCAGCAGAAGCAAAGCGAAAAGCACAATATCCCCCAGGGTGTATAAGGTGATGAAAGCGAAAAAGGGTGGATTCGCGCCACGATAGAGAGCTGCTCAAGCAGGCATACCGCTTCCTTGCCCTGCTACAGCGCGAGAATGCCCAGCTACATGCCGTTCTCAGGCAGCTAGGGCAATTGGTCGATGACATGAACAATAACTGCTCCTACGAGGTTTTCGAGCATGAGTGGGCTGAGATCACCCTAGCGATGGCCAAGTTGTCAGAATTCTTTTCCAGCCATCAGAAAGATCTGGCAGAGCTAAAGGATTCAGATATATTCAATGACGAGGTTGATGAGCTATGAGTACACAAGACTTACCCTGCAATAGTCCGAGGCGCACTCCTGGTGCGAACAAGAAGTTTGTAGTAAGGGCCTGCCAGAATGGGCAGTCCAAGACCATTAGGTATGGTGACCCCAAGATGACCATTAAGAAGGGCAACCCTGACCGCAGGCGTAGTTTCAGAGCTAGGCACAAGTGTGACTCAGATAAGCCAAGCAAGCTAACCCCACGTTTCTGGTCATGCAAGAATTGGTGATTAGGTGAAAACTAAAAAGGCTTTAAAATCGACGTATTGCCACCCAGGAGCCTCGCCACTCGATCTTTGTAATGAGGATGGTAAAAGCATCATAAACCACAAGAAACCTCAAGAATCGCCTTTAACCGCCAAATCCAAGCTAATCGACCTTGAATTAGGCAATAGAGCCTGCTGCGTTTCAATAGGCAGGTAATCTGATTTCTTATCCCTTATGGGACAAATTTGGATTTTGTAAATCCTAGATTTCCAATTTCGGATTTTTCTTCCTTATGGGGCAATTTCTGATTTTTCCCTCCTTATGGGGAAGATTCTGTAGGATTCTGTCCAGCACCATTCTTGTCTGCCTGCTTGGCCAATCGATACCGCTCCCACCTGGCAGATACCGCGCGCTGCGCCTGCTCCCTGGTGCGAGCCTTGCTTATTCCCTTCACGCTTCCGCCCTTCTTTCCCATTGCTGAAAAGTAGGCGCGCACTTGTTCGGTAAGTTCACTCATTTGAATATATTAAGGATTGGATAGATTATTAGCAAGCGCGAAAAGCCGTTGGGGTTTGAACCCTTTTAATTTTTATCACCTCCACCAATTAACCCCAAGCGAATCAGAAATTGAATCTACCTTAGTATTATCAAACCAGTAGCGTAGGCCTATTTCAATTTCTGCCAGCAAATCGCAGGCCATATTTTTGTTTAGATAATAACCCCTGCGTTGGGCGATGCCTTGAACGTCCTCCCAAGTAATTTCAAATTTTAATTTATTCATGTACGTTCTGCCTTTCTATTCATTCGCGCATTGCTGCGCTGCCGTTTGTTAGGTCATCTCTAACGAGTTTGACCTCTCCTCCCCTGCGCTACCAGGGGAGACGAGGTGAAACTACTTGTTTTCCAATATCGTTCCGACTACTGCCACCAGGATTCCTCCCAGGGCAACTCCTCCAACGAATATCCATGTCTCATTCATTTTGTTACCTCCTCCGCGCTGATGGGATTCCAATCGCCGTCTCCAGGTATCTCCACCCATTGCCCGCCGTCTATCTCATCTGCTTTGTCCATTGCTTCATATTTATTTTCTGCCGTCACCTCAATTTCATAGGTCGTTATACTTTGCGCTATTACTTTCCATTTTTTCATTTTGCATGTATCTCCTTTTCTTTTTTTATTATCGCGGTCCACTCCATCCCATTGCGAATCGTCCACAAGGACGCTCGACGGAACGTAGTGAACCGCGCGAAGAATTGGCCTTGCGAGTTGTAAACGCAGTAATACGTCATGACGCGCTCGCGATCTGCGCCACTCGCTTTTTCGACATGCCATGCGGAATAAATCCCACGATGACGGAACGATCCCCACGCGAACAAAGGCGACACGTTGCGCATGTCACCCCTTCGCGCTTCTGCGCAGGACAAACGACAACTTTTCGCCCTTGTGGGGTTTGCGTATTGTCTTCCGCTCCTGCTGGCAGGATCGTAACTACTGGCGCGATCCCAAGGGCTGCAAGCTTGTCGGCATGCGCCAAGCCATTAGCGGAAAGGTTAATGACAAACCCCTCCTTATTCGCTGCGCCTATCGCGTCACGATTCTTTTCCGCGTTCTTATCTTGCTCCTCTAATACTGGTTTATGTGTATAGGTGAAACCACGTCTTCCGCGATTGGCTCGCGCAAGCTTGGCCAATAGATCGCCGTCAACGTAGTTATTGTCACCAGGAAGATCGCCCACTTGATTATGCCTCCACAATTGACCGCTTGGCAACTTGGCGATTGATTCGCACAATCCGTCAAACGTGATCCCACGATCTGCGCGGTTGACCGCGTTCCAATGGAAGCGCAGGTTTCCGCCCAATCCATAACAGCCCTTCTCTTTCAAAGGGCATGCATCAGGGCAAGTACTGCTTCCGCTTGTCGAGACTGGTATATGACCAGTCTTAACATTAGAAGAAGATAGGGTGAGATGAACTAGGGGAGGCAGATTCATTTGATCTTCCCCATCATGAACCCAAAGCAGATTCCAGCGAAGAAGATGATGGCGATTGTTTGGGGTAGATTATTCATATTATTTGACCTCCTCATCGTATTCGTACCCCTCGCACTCCATCCAAGGAAAAAGGATTGATTCTAATTCAGCTAGGTTATCCGATACCCAACTATCCGCGCCAATTACTAGCATATATCTTCCTCCCTTGTATTTTCCCTCGCCTAGATCCTCAATTATGATATTGCCGTAGGCATCGTTGAGATGCACTAGGCCACCATAAACTATAGTGTGCATAGGGTGGCCATCCTCAACAAAGGTATGGAGTTGTTTTGAATATGTTTTGCGAGTGACTTGAACCGCGCTCGCTTCGGTTTGTGTATTGGTGTTGCTCATCCTCTTAACATACGCAATCGGTTTGAGTAGTCAAGGGATTTTTAAAATATATTTTTATGATAGAATAGGAGGATGGAAGCGATGCCAAGCGATGCGCCATTGGCGCAGGACAAAGGGAAGAACGGCAAGCCATCCCTATTCAATGATCAGGTTGCGCAGGAGGTAATAGATGCATGCCGTAGCGGTTTCACCATTGAAAAGGCTGCTGCCCTTGTTGGCCTATCGCCCAGCACGATCAAATCATGGTGTACTCGCAAGCCTGAGTTTGCGCGTAGGGTGGAGACCGCGAGAAAAAAGCACGAACTATCCCTCTTGCGCGACATAGAACTAGCAGGTCAAAAGAGCTGGCAAGCCAAAGCCTGGATGGCCGAGCGGATCTACCTTTACAGCGTCCCCAGCGCGCGCGTTCAAGTTAACGGCAGCGTTGAGCATGGTTTAAGTGCAGGATTGGCTCAAATTTTAGCAGGAAGTTTGTCTAAAAAAGAAAAGCCTGCGCAAGTTATTGAGACGCAAGCGATTGAGGAGGCCATAAGTTTACCTCATAGTAAACGCAATGCTTATTGTGCGACAAACGAAAGCGCGCCAAAGGTTGAAGCTGCCAGGCCTGAGGAGTCCGCCCTACCTTCCGCGCCAAAGCGCAGGCGTCATGTGCCGATGAGAAGACGGCCAGCGCGCAAGGTTGGGGGAGGGGATACGACCACGCCCCTCCCTACCCCCCCATCCCCATAAAAAAATCTCTATACCCCCCCAAGTATTTGCGACACAAAATAAAAAGAGGTCTATAGTGGGCAAAACAACCAAACCCCCCAAGCGCACACCAGAGGAGATTTTAGCGGAAATCCAATCACCAGCAGGATTCGCAAAACATGTACTTGGACTTGAGTTATATGATTGGCAGAGAAAGGTTTTACGCGACTTGCAAGATAAAGATTGCCGAGTTGCGCTCAAAGCAGCCAACGGATCAGGCAAGACCAGCACAGTAATCGCCTCCATTTTAATTTGGCATGCGTTCTGTTTTAAGGGGAGCATCGCTACGACAACCGCTGGCGTTTGGAGGCAAGTCGAGAAACAATTGTGGCCTAGCCTGCGCAAGCACATTGCGCGAGTGGGCGGAAATTGGGAAGTAACGTCAGGCGAAATCCGCTACATATTTCCAGACGGAACGATGAGCAGGATCGTTGGGTATAGCGCAACAGACCCAGGGCGAGCGGAAGGGTTCCATGCCGATGACCACGACACCATGCCGTTGCTGATTGTGGTGGACGAAGCCAAGTCAATTCCAGATCCACTCTTCGAGGCTCTGTGGCGTTGCCAACCAACTCGCGTACTGCTCGCCTCCAGCCCTGGTGCGAGTACAGGCGCGTTCTATCGCGCATTCACCAAGGAATCTGCGATGTGGAAGAAGCACACAGTAACAGCGTTTGACTGCCCACACATCACCAAGGCACAGATTGACGAGGTGTTGCAAAGGTATGGCGAGAAACATCCCCTCACTCGCTCAATGGTCTATGGCGAGTTTGTGGATATCGGATCGGAAAGCTTGGTCATTAACTACAACTCCCTCCAGGGCTGTCAGAACAGCCCACCTGACTTTAAGCCTGGTAGCAGGACCGCAGGGGTAGACTTTGCAGCAGGTGGCGATTGCAACGTCCTGTGCATTCGAGATGGAAACAAGATCCTTCCCATCATTGCATGGCGCGATAAGGACACGATGGCAGCGGTTGGCAAGTTCATCGTCGAGTTCAAGAAGGCTGGGTTAAAGCCAGAAGACATCTATGCGGACGCGAGTGGATTGGGTATGCCGATGTGCGATGCCTTGGCCGAGGCTGGGTGGAGGGTGAACAGGGTTAATTTTGGTGGCACGCCTAACGATGCTGATGCCTACACCAACAAGTCGGCTGAGATGTGGTTTAACATGTCAAAGAAGATTGGGGATCGCGAGATCATCCTTCCAGAGGATGACGATGACCTAATGGCGCAATTGACTTGTCGCAGGACTGTGACCAACAGCAGGGGTAAGCTTGGGGTGGAATCTAAGGATTCCTTGCGTAGTAGGGGTATCGCCAGCCCTGATCGAGCGGATGCGTTGGCATTGTGCTTGGATGGTGGTAATATCCGCTGGGACTTGACTTTCCCCACGGAACGGCCAACTTGGAAGACGTTAAACCAAATGATGGAGTCGCACGACCCTGTCATGGCTGGTTTTGACGCAGGAGGATAAACTATGAATATTTGGAATTGGATTACTTCAAACTGGCAAGAGATCGTTGCTGCTATTGGTGGCATCGTTCTTGCTGCTCGCATTATTGTTAAACTGACACCCACCCCCGCTGATGACAGCTTCCTAGAAAAGATCGTTAATTTCTTGAAGACAGTTGGGCTGAATATTAAATAATCTTTTGTGCTGCGTGCAATCCTTGAGATCATCGCAGCCGTCTTTCGCATCATTCCAGGTTGGAAACAGAAGCGCACTCAGAACTTTGAGAACGAGTGGCGCGACAATCGCAAAGCTATCGATAGCGATCTTAGCGGTGAGTCTTGGTGGTTGCGCAACAACGACACCAGTAACCCACACGACAGGGATAGTTGAAGAGCTTATGAAAGATCCGAACTACATTGAGATTCGTCGCGGTACTCCTGGTACGCGCGAATGGGCAAGGAAAGCCTTGAATGCTGTCAACGATCTTTCGTATGAACTAAAGACTGAGAGAAATAAATAATATGGCAACCAATCAAGAAAAGAACAATCGTCGCGGAGATTACTACCAGAGGATTATTGATTGCCTGAACCAACGCGAAACCTGGGAGAACCGCCAGCGGTTGTTTTATCAAGCTCGCTACTTTGGTGTACGCCGTAAGGTCAAGCCTTGGCCTACAGCAGCCGATTTGCACGTTCAGTTGATCGACACAGCGATTGAGCGTCTAAAGCCCTCCTTCGTCAATAGCGCGATTGGCAACGACATTCTTTCCAGCTTCGTTCCGATGCGTCAGCAGTTGACTCCGATTACTGTTACTGCCGAGCGTTGGTTCGACTACAAGATGCGCGAGCAGTCTAACTTCCAGAAAGAGATTGTGTCCGTCATCGACAACTTGCTTCTCTATGGTCGCGGCGTGGCCAAGGTTGTTTGGGACGATCAAAACAAGCGGATTGGCTTCGAAGCCATCGATCCTTTTCATTTGATTGTTCCTCAGTACACCAAGGAACTTAAAGATGCAGACTTCATCGTCCACATCATTTCCATTTCCGTTGATAGCTACAAGACCAATCCTCTCTACAAGCAGGACGAAAACTTTATCAAAACAATTGCTGGCAAGCCCAACAACGCTGTTGGACTTCGCAGCGAGATCCAAGACGAGATTTATCGTCGTGAAGGCATCACGCAGGAAGCCGAAGAAGATCGGATCATCTTGTGGGAAATGTACACTCCGTCTAAGGACGGATGGTTGGTTGAGACATTCTCCCCTCTTGTAGTCAACGAGAACGTGCGAAAACCCTTTACCCTCCCATACGAACACGGCGAACCTCCCTTTGTTGATTTCCCATATGAAATCACAGGTGGCGGTTGGTATAGTCCTCGCGGGGTAGCTGAGATCCTCCTCCCTGGCGAAAACCTCCTAAACAAGCTCAAGAACTCGCTCTCTGACTATGTAGAGC